CAAGCAGGTCAAAAAATCATCTGGTTCTCATCATATATATATTAATGAGCTGGGAAATATTATTTTTAGTAGCAGTTTGATTAGAGAAATAACTCTTAGACCTACTCATAATGCAGTATTATATTTCAATGAAGATGATAATCTATTGGGTATTCATGTTGGAGTATGGGATTTAAAGAAAAATCAAGATTTGGATATTACCATTATTCAAGATCAGGTAATAATGGCCAGAGAATTGATAGAGCATATAGAGGATGAACAGGAAATAAAATTGTTTCCAGAAGGTGAAGAAAAGAGAAGATTAGAAGTGATTGATATTGAAGATATGGAAAAACATTCAAAAATGATATTAGTTGAATTACCACAGAGGACTCATAAAAGATCGTTTAGAAGATGAAAACATCTCAGCCATTTTGGAGCTTTACATTGTTTGACGGTGATATGTATAAATATAGACAAAGATGGGATAGAGATAACCCAATATTAAGAACAGAATTGATATCCATTGCTCATAATTATGATCCTTGTTATGGGTATAGACATCTAACCAGAAACATCACAAATTTTGGATCTCAAAATTCTTGGTATACCTATATGCGAACTATATTGTATACCGAACAGAATGTTTATAATGCATGGAAAATTGAAGTTCATCCAACCGCAGAAAATCGAGACAAACCCTTTCATAGTCCACATCATATTTTTGAAGTTATGATGCCTGAAGAATTTCTTGATGGAGATATTTTTATGGCCTTGAATACTAAGCCATATGAAGATGGCGAGGAACGTGCAATTAAATCTGTTCTGGCAGGTGCTAACATTACATCATGATTGACATTGGCCATTGGAAACCTGATTTAAATCTGCTTGGCGAAGATTTCAATCCGATGGATTTCTTTGGTTTTGTATATCGCATAACTCGCAAAGATTCAGGTAGGTCATATATAGGCAAAAAGCAAATTGTATTTACTGAACGAAGAAAAGTCAAAGGTAGAGTCAATAGAAAGCATATCAAAAAGGAGTCAGATTGGAAAATCTACACAGGATCATGCAATGAGTTAAACAAAGAGATAGAAGAATTAGGCAAGGATAAGTTTGAATTTAAGATTCTGAAATTTTGTTTGAATAAACGAGATTTGGGATATACAGAAACAATGTATCAATTTAACGAAAATGTACTGGATGAGAAATTCTCAGATGGTACAAGAAAATATTATAATTCCAATATAATGAACAGATGGCATACAAAAGGAGTAGCTAATGGCAAAATTGAACCTTAACCAATTAGACATAGAAGATCTTGAAGATACGTTTTATGAGAATCAGAGAAATAGCAAGAAGAAACAAGTAATGAAATTCAAAGATCCATATAGAAAGGCCAAAGGTAAAAAGCCAAAGAAGCATCGTGATTTTTCTAAGAAAAGTTTGAAGTTCAAAGATGATGATGATGAATAAAGTTGATTGGTCAAATAGAGAAGCACGCAATGAGTGGCAAAAAGAATATGATAAAAATCGTGATCCAAAATTTGCTGCGGCTGCAGCTTTAAGACATCGTGCGAAATATCCAGAAAAATGGCGTGAATCGAACAATAAAAGCACTAAACTTCACCGTCTCAAACACCCAGGCGCACAACGAATAGCCATGATGAAGTATCGTTACAATTTTACAAAATCTGATTTTATTGAAATGTGGGAAAAACAGAACGGCCATTGTGCTAATCCTCATTGTAATATAAAATTAGTAGATCCTATTTTTTTTAAAGAAAGATCCCAGTATTATAATGATCCAAATTTAATTGAAGGGGTAGATTATAGATATTGTACTATAGATCACGATCATGATTATGAAGAAAAGCATGGAAAATGTAAAGAAATGGTAAGAGGATTATTATGCCAATCCTGTAATAGGTCGGATGTATTAAATCCAAATTCTAAATTTTATATTCATAAGCCGAAAGTGAGTGATTTTACAGAATGACAGATGATTTACAAAATGAAGCCACAACCGACCATGAGTTAATTCTTCTCCTTAAACAACAAATTGAGGAATTGACTTCTCACACCATAGAAGTTGAAAATAGACTAGAAGTTTCCCAAGAAAATTATCGAGATTCTACTGAGCAATTAGCAATGCACGAAAAGCTCTCTGCTCAGCATGGGATATTGAGATCAGTGTTTTTTGGTGTTGTGGGCTTGGTTGTGATGATGGGTATATTAGTCGTTTTTGGCTGGCAAACAGGCCAGACAACAATAGAAAGAGAAATGGCATTTTTTGAAAGAATCCTGCTTGTGCTAATAGGCATAGTAGGTGGTGCAGTCAGTAGCTTTTTCGATATTCGGAATTTCACTATTAGCTCAAATGGTAACAAAAATGGAGCTAATGGCCCACCGCCGAAAAGTAATATGAAAGATACTGATTAAAGGTGAAAATAGCCTTGACAAACGCTAGCTAGATATGGTATAATATACCATAATCAAGAAAAGGAAAGTTTAAGCATGAAAGAACTAGGACGTAATTTATTGGAAGCTACCAATTCGATGGTGGAATCAGAAATACAGAAGGATAGGGCCAATTTGAGTATTCTCTTAGAAAATCCAGTTGGTATTGGTGAACATACAGATCTAGTAGCTGACGTTTACAAATTAGTTGACGGTATCGCCCACAAAGAGGATGTACTAGATACAGTGAGAACACTACTACGTGACTAAAAATTTTAAAATAGCTATAGAGTTATTATGGTATAGTAGGTTTTTATTCGCCAAGGGCCGATTCCAAAAGAGTTGGCTCCTTTGGCGAATTGAGACTATATATGGAATTCCAGCTGATAATTTCCAATTTAGTCAACTTCCCCCAATCCGAAAAATAGCACATGACGTTTGGGGGTTTGGAAAATGGCTTGTACACTTACAACATAGGTAAATGATTATGGACAATTTAGACATGAAATTAGATCTTGATTTTATTTGGGAATTGACTGAAAAAGAAAGATCGAGCTTGGAAACTATTTTGAATCTACGAATTCAAAAATTCAGAGAAGATCTATCAATCCAGCGAGTACGTAGTAATTGGGTTTGTAACGTTTGTAAAAAATCGACTTGGGAAACAGATTATGATTACTTATTAGCAGCAAATTTGCATTTAGGATGCGCAATAGGAAATAGTACAGATGAAAAACTTAAACAAATCCAAGAAAGAAACAGAGAAATTCTTCAGTATGATTAATAGTGATAAATATGAGTTAGTATTGGCACGTGGATTTTTACGTAAAATCAAAGAAGCAATAGAACAGGGTATATATCCAGATAAAGAAAAGGGCAAAGAAAAGGTAGACTATTATCAAAAACGTGTAGATCACTATACTGAGAAATTAAAAGAATTGAATGAATGGGATGACTGATGCTAAAAACTTTGCAAGAATTATTAGAAAATTCAGGAACAGTATTTACGGCCGTGGTCATATCAGTATTCGTTATGATGGCCAGCGCATTGTGGGTATTTATTTTAGAAGCCATAGATAGGTCAAAGAATGGAGAATAAATCGACAACTAAATATAGATTGATACTTGGCACAACAGGCGCTATGTATGAATCTGATACATTGATGGGATTATTGATTGAAATTTTTAGACATAGATTATACCATTTGATAAAAGATGGACAATGGGTAGATTGATGATTAGATATGTAACTGGATTTTTATTATGTTTAGGTGTAACGGGTGGAGTAGAGTTGGGCAATTTAGCATATATGCCAGCATTTCTGCTCGGAATCGTGGGCCTCATGTTAATGGGTGCCCCTGTATTTGACGGTACGATGATTCGACTGTCAAAAAAATTATAAACAAGAATGGTCTAATATAGACATTCGCAATATCTTGCTTTTTAAGGAGATAACAAAATGACAATTTTCAATATGGATTCTATCCATCAAAAATACGATCCGTTTTTCTTAGGTTTCAATCGCTTATTCAAGGAATTAGAAACTTTCAAGCCAGGTTCAAAACCGAGTTATCCGCCATATAATGTCATCAAATCTGATGACGGTCAAATCATCATTGAGATTGCTTTGGCTGGATTTAGCGAATCCGAAATCAGTGTCCTATATGAGGTAGGTAAACTAACGGTCAGAGGCAGCAAAGATAGACATGAGGGTGAATATCTACACAAAGGCATAGCGTCGCGCACTTTTGAAAATGAATGGAAGTTAGCTGATACTATAGAAATCAAAGATGCGATTTTTACTGATGGGGTGTTGACAATTAATTTACTCAATGCCATTCCTGAATCTAAGAAACCGCAAGAAATTCCAATTAGTACAAATAAAGAGCTGCTAAATGGATAAAGGAAATAATGGGCGCTGGTAAGCGCCCATTTCCCCAAGATGCCATTAATCAATTATCGATGTTTACTCTGTATAAGGACGTTTGAGATTTTACAAGATATCAAAGATGCACCATTAGAATTTTGTGGACAGGATTGTCAACTAGAAAAATATATTGGGTCAAATCATTTGTATACACCATTACGAGAAAATCGAGGAAAAGGCGTGGTTAAAAAAGTGTTGTCAACATTTGGCGTTAGATTCAAAGGATCAGGATTCTATGAAACGGACTATAAGGATAAAAAGTGATGGTAACTGAAAGCTATTATTGGATTGTTGGAATCGGCCTTATTATAATATTAGGACTGTGTATAACTATTTTTGGAGCTTGAGAAAATGCAAAAAAGAAAACCAGATACGGGTATAAAAGGATTGCTCCAAAGATCAGATTCAAAATCATCTGCTCAACTACGAGGTGAAGTCCATAGACTAAAGAATGAAAATCAACAATTGAAGGAAAATATTACTTCATTATTACATACTATCAAAATTTTAAATTTGAAGATAGACAAATTATAATTATGAACTATGATGTTACTTATGGAAATCATGTTTATGTGTTAAAGTTATCAGAAGATAAGTATTATTGTGGTATGACAAGCAAAATTGTGAGCAGAATAAAGAAACATTTCAACGGCGGAGGTGCTGTCTGGACTAAAAAGTATCCACCAATTAGGATAGAAGAATGTATTCTTATCCATAATGGAGATCATCCAGGCGAAATTGAAAAACAAAAAACTTTAGAATATATGAGTTTATATGGATGGGAAAATGTAAGAGGATCAGGCTGGTGTATGGAAAAGCTTTTGGAGAAACCTATTTCCTTGACGGATTTAGAACCATTTAGGATTACGAATCCAATATATTGGATTCGCCCTAAAAGAAAATACAGATATGATTTATCCTATCGCCCGCGCATATATAATGAAAGTAGTCATGTTTTTGAGGAATATTTTGGAAAATGGATGGAAAGTTTAGAATATTTTAAAGAAGAAATTAGAGTTGACGAAAATTTTCATTTAGATTTAAATCATCAGAAATGGATTTTAAATAAAAATGTACAAACCTCTGCCACCCTGTCTAACAATTAAAAAATCCGAAATTCATGGTTTGGGCGTATTCGCCACATCCAATATATACGCAGGATGTGATTTAGGCATTGCTCATGTCAAGCTGCCTAGTTTTCCTCAAGGATATTGTAGAACACCATTAGGCGGGTTTTACAATCATAGTGATGAACCCAACTGTATACTAATTGAAGGTAGTTCCATATTTCAGCATGACTATTTGGAATATTGGCCAGAACCACAGGCCAAAGCTTCTTCCAATTACCTTACCGTAAAACGATTGTTTACAATTCAAGATATAAAATGCGGCCATGAAGTAACGTGTAGCTATACTTTATATGAACTTGGATAAATAATTTATGAATGGAGAATTATATGGATGATGATAAAATTATAATCCATCCGAGCTGCAATTATGAAGAAGTTGAAATTCCAATAGTACTGCCGGATGAGCCCGAACCCTATATTGAGCAAGTTTTAGCTGAATGTTGTACCCATGTTTTGGTCATACTCAAAGAGAACAATTTTGATATAGAAAGTGAAGCTTTCATGAAAGATTTCAATGCACTAGTGGATTTCCTCAGAGCTATAATGTATCGTGAAACTGGACTTGATCATCCATTAATTAAAAAATAAAATTATGAGTATATTAGTTGACTATAGTCAGGTGTTCATATCTAACATCATGGCTCAACCGTCACATAACCGAGATATTGAAACCGACCTAATCCGACATATGGTGTTAAATTCTTTACGCAGTCATAGACAAAAATTTAATTCCGAATATGGTGAATTAGTGATATGCTGCGACTCCAGACAAAATTGGAGAAAGTCATATTTCAAGCACTATAAGGCTAATCGTAAAATTACCCGTCAACGCACCGATGTAGATTGGAATTTACTATTTCAAAATTTGAATCAAATCAAAGAAGAGCTAGAAATTTATTTTCCATATCCAGTAATCGAAGTAGAAGGAGCAGAAGCCGATGATCTAATTGGCACCATCTGTCATGAAGAAAAAAATGAAAAACTAGACAACCTGATTTTGTCAGGTGACAAAGATTTTCAACAATTGCAGCAATATGACAATGTGCACCAATATAACCCAATGCGAAAAGAATTTATTAGACAACCCAAACCCATCGATTTCCTAAAAGAGCAAATTCTACGTGGAGATCGAGGCGATGGTATTCCCAACATCCTATCTGCAGATGAGTCATTTGTGAATGGAGTTAGACAAACACCATTATCACTGACCAAAGTCAAGCAGTGGTTGGACTTAGAACCAGAAATTTTTTGCGATCATGATACACTGTCTAAGTATCGTCGAAATGAAACATTGATCGATTTATCAAAAACGCCCTCTGTATTAAAAAAGGAGTGCTTAGAACAATTATCTAAGCAAAAATTAGACAAGAACAGAAAGTACTTATTGAAGTATTTTACAAAATTCAATTTGAAAAATCTAACCGAGCATTTAGGAGAATTCTAAAATAAAGTTAGACACAAAGGAGAAAAGTTAGACATGAGCGATATATCATTACACGAAATTTTTACCAAAGTAGAGGAAGCACAAAAAGTAGCCACAAAAGCAGAAATTTTACAACAGCATGAAAGTGATGGACTAAAAGCCGTTCTGCGGGGAGCATATGACTCAAGGGTACAATGGAACATTCCATCAACACCACCGCCATATGAACCACATGATGCGCCAGATTGGGATCTGGCTGATTTACACTTAGAACGAGAAGCACTAAGAATCGGCCGTTTTGCCAATTTTGATAATCGACCTACAAATCAATCACAAAACATTACACAAGTACAAGCAGAAAATCAATTTATTCAATTACTAGAGGGTTTACACCCAACAGAAGCAACGTTGCTACTAAATGTAGTTAAAAAGAAATTGCCCTATAAGGGGCTGACTAGTAGATTAGTAAATCAAGCATTTCCTGACCTATTACCAGAAAAGGATGCATTAGCTAGAAAGTAGTGTATACAAATATATGAAGACTTATTTTATAGACATAGACGGAACTATATTCAAACATTTGACAAATCAGCTACTTGATGGAGCTAAAGAGTTTTTAGACAATATCTATGAAAATGATGATATGATAATCTTGACAACTGCTAGACATGATACGGAAAGTAAGTCTACAGAAGAAGCTTTAGCTAAACATGGTATAGAGTATGACATGATATTGTATAATTTAGGCAATGATGAAAGAATATTGATAAATGATATTAAGCCTACAGGAAAGCAGACAGCATATTCGTTGAATGTAGAAAGAAATAAGGGTTTGTCTAAATATCACAATTGGGAGCCAGGTGATATATTTTTAAGAAAACCAGATAAAAGTGTATCTGTCTATAGTAAAGACGGAATATTAAAAAAGTCTTAAAAAACGTGTTTTTGTGGTTTTGAGTGTCGTTGCGTTTCTTGGCGAGTACCTTTGATGTTCCCAACACTCAGGAAAATTTTTGTTGACACCTTCAAACACACGCCACCACTGGATTTCAGATATACTTGACATACATTTCAGAGAAGTTGACATAACATTAAAGTCGTGTCAACTTTTTTCTGCGCCCACCAAAAATCCAGTCATAGCTTGACAGTTTCCTATTTTACAGTATCTCAAAGAAAGTTGGTCGAAATCTGAAAATAGCCTTGACTTTGGGTAGCGCCGTATGGTATAATATATCTGTTAAGCATTTGAGATAGAGATTTGATCAAAAGCGACCAAAAATGACAAATATTGAGCTAAAAGTACCAAAAACAGACCAAAACAGCTGTATTTCAGTCCATAGTGAAATTTCAGCTCAAAAACAGCTCAGTTTCAACAAAAAAGTTGGCACAGTTTGTGAATTGGGAAAATGGACTAAAAAGCAGCTGAAAATTGATATTGAAAAGCTGAAAAAACTTGGCACGGATTGTGAATCACAGAATTTTACAAAATGTTTACAAAAAAGCTCAAAAAAGTGGTTTTTTGACTTGGCACGGTTTGTGATTCATGAAAATGCACTAAAAAGTAGCTTTTTGATCGATTTTGAGCTTTTCGACGAAAAATCAAAAATTCATACAAAAGCGCTTTTTAGTCAAAAAAGTGGTTTTTTGAGCTTTTTGAGCAGTTATGAAAAGTTTTTCGATTTTGGGGAAAGTCGAAAAGGACAGTCATATAGGGTATCTGTGAAAATCGAGGGTGAAGTTCGGCTAGACACGCACAAACACGAGCAGAGATTTTCAAAAAACCCTCAGAAAAATTTTTTAAAATTTTTTTTTATAAAAATGGTCAAAAAGAGCTCTTTTACCTTGACAACGACCCCTGAAATATGGTATAATATAGGAAAAGGGAAAAGGAAAAGAAATGAAAATCATTCCAACCATTGCCACTAATTTACATTTGGACATTCAAAAGAAAATTCAAAATTCAACCCAAAAAGAAATCTACCAGAAAAATCGTGAAGAATTCCTGAAAAGAGTATACCAGACCCTACGAAAAAACTTTGTAAAAAGTGAAAACAGCCTTGACAATGGTCAAGGAAATATGGTATAATATACTATTAGACAATTAAGGAAATCAGATGAAACAACTAACTTCAGAAAATTATCGAGATCGTAGAAAAAAGGAATTTTCTAAGAAAAATTCAAATAGCTGGGAATATAGACTCAGAAGATCAGCACGGCGAGAAATCAGTAGAATTCAAGCTTGGACTAAAAAAGTAGGAAAAATATAATAATATGGAAACTTACGGCAAGCATGGGATGTTGCAAAGTACAGTAAAGAATAATTTTGAAATTAAAAAAGTAATTTTAGAGTTGGCTTCTCACGTTCAATTAGATAAATTACCACCATTTGCCTTAAATGGTATTGATTGGGCTAAAGGTTATGATAATTCAGGTATAGATCTTAAAGAAAAAGAAAAAAAATCTGGTCGTAGATCATACTTGGAAAGTGATCCAAAATTAGTCATGAAAGTACGTGAATTACGTGAAAATAGATATAAGTATCGTGAAATAACTGATATATTGTTTGAAATGGGTTGGCATACTGCTACTGGTAAAAAATTCAATCACAGTATGATTCGCCGATTATACCAACAGTCAGATATATTAGTCAAAAGAAATTCTCAAAAAGTAGGAAAAATATAATAATATGAAATTTGTCAATGGTCAATTTGTTGAATTTGAAGGTAAAACCTTCTGGATTAAAAAAGTTTTACATCATCTGGAATTATATCAGATTGAAGATGGATGGGGCAGAATACAATATTCTACTGGTAAAGAATTTGTGGCTCTGACTAGTAGTGACACTATTAAATTTCGACTACAAGCTGTAAACATTTAGTGTTTACAAGAAACTAAAGAAAAATCGAAAAAAAGTGAAAATAACCTTGACAACGACCCCTGAAATATGGTATAATATACTATTAGACAATTAAGGAAAAAAGAAACAGATATGAAATTATCAGACCTAATCGAAGATTTACAGGAATTAGCTACCATACATGGTAAAGATGTTGACGTTGAATTTGACATTTTGATCAAAAACAAAAATGTTGAAAATGTAGAAAGATTAGTATCAAATAGCAAATATCATCAAGATGATGATAATTTTACCACATTAGGAAACAATAGTTAAGGATAGGATATATATAATGACAAGTGCAGAAAAAAGAGCAAAATCAGTTGAATTACTTCACGGCCATCTTGGCAAAGTTATCATCACAAAAGCAGAATTAGATAGTGCATTAGTTGACCTAAAAACTGAATTACCACTAAAAAGCTTCCGTTGGTTCACTGATAACTATAGAGTTAAAAGAGGTCAATTCAGATTACCTGTTGATGGTGATGAAATGAACCAAAAAGATATTTCGACTGAAATATCTCAAACTGCAGTCAAAGGTACACCATCTGTGGCTAGTGAAATTTCAGCTGAAAGTATAGTAGCTAAAGAAATTAGCTTTATACCAGAAGTTGAAGAAAGTTATGTGCCGTGGGGCCATCATAAAGATTTATCTAGTATCATTAAATCTGGTGTATTCTATCCCATCTTTATTACTGGACTTTCTGGCAATGGAAAAACATACATGGTTGAGCAAGTATGTGCTAAATTGAACAAAGAATGTGTCAGAGTAAATATAACAGTCGAAACAGACGAAGATGATCTATTGGGCGGTTTTAGACTAGTTGATGGTGAAACAGTATTCCATAAAGGGCCGGTAGTAGATGCGATGGAACGTGGAGCTGTACTGTTATTAGATGAAGTAGATTTAGCTTCAAATAAAATTTTATGTCTACAACCAGTGCTTGAGGGCAAAGGTGTATACCTGAAAAAAATCAATCAATGGGTCAAACCAGCTGCTGGATTTACAGTAGTAGCTACAGCTAATACTAAAGGTAAAGGCAGTGATAGTGGGGCTTTCATTGGTACTAACATCTTAAATGAAGCATTTTTAGAAAGATTCGCCATTACACTTGAGCAGGAATATCCTAAAAATAGTGTAGAATTAAGAATAGTCAAAGGTGTATTTGAAAGTGCAAAAATTGATGAAAAGGAATCGCAAGAATTTGGTGATAAATTGGTACGTTGGGCTGATATTATCCGTAAGACCTATTTTGATGGTGGTGTTGATGAAATTATATCAACACGGCGTCTAGTACATATCGCTAAAGCATTTGCAATTTTCAAAGATAGAATAAAATCTATTAATTTGTGTATCGCAAGATTTGATGAAGAAACCAAAATTTCTTTCAAAGAATTATATGAAAAAATAGATGGTGATTTGGAAGAAACTTCAGAACAACAACCGTTCTGAACAGTTGAAGATTACAATCGTAGAAAATTATACAGGAAAAATCAGATACAAGGATAGACATGACAGTTAATAAACTTTCAAAAAATAATCTAGCAAAATTGTTAGCTACTGAAAATCTTATAGTTGAACATAGAAATGTATCAACAGCAGCTTTTGATATTTTGAATCGACGGCTGATACTTCCAACATGGGAAAATATATCAAGTGATACCTATGACTTGTTGGTAGGGCATGAAGTAGGACATGCACTTTTTACTCCGCAACAGGATTTAAAAGATGTTTGTGAAAGTATATCAAAAGAGCACTCTACTGTTATAAAATCCTATTTGAATGTAATTGAAGATGCTAGAATCGAAAAGAAAATCAAACGAAAGTTTAATGGATTACGTAAGAATTTTCGTATTGGCTATCAAGAATTAGTAGACCAAGATTTTTTTGGACTGTCAGATAAAAAAGTATCTGAATGTTCATTTATTGATAGAATCAATCTATACTTTAAAATTGGAAATTTGATAGATGTACCATTTACAGCTGATGAAAAAGTTTTAGTAGAAAAGATTGAAGATGCAGAAACTTTTGAGCAAGTTGTAAAATTGACTAGAGATGTATATGAAGCTTCTGGTGGCGATAGAAATGATTTTCAGTTACCAGATGATATGGAATATGCTTCTGAAGGTGATGGCGATCCTAGCGATGGTCAAGTGAAAGGTGATTCAGAACAGGGGCAAAAATCTGATCAAGATTCAGATGGTGACAAGTCTGGCGATTCTGATAAAAATTCAGATAAAGATGGTGACACAAAATCCAGTAAAACTGGTAGAAAAGGTGCTAATGGCGGTACACCAGAAAAGAGTGAAACCCAAGAAAATTTTGAAGAAAATAGCGAGGATTTAGTAGACAAGGATCGCAAAGAAATTGAATATTTAAATATACCAAATCTTGATAATAAAGGATATGTCGTTAATTATAAAGATGTGTATATATCCAGTGATAGTAATACATCATGGTCGGTTGAAGATTGGGTTCAAAATATAGAAACTCTTTTTGAAATGGATGAAATTGAAACTAATCATAAAGAATTGTATAAGACATTTCGCAAAGATTCTACTAAAACTGTTAATTACCTAGTCAAAGAGTTTGAATTAAAGAAAAACGCAGAACAGCTGTCAAGAGCTAAAGTTTCTAAAACTGGTCGAATAGACGTTAATAAACTTCATAGCTACAGGTATACTGAAGATATCTTTTCATCTATAACTGAAATACCCGGCGGAAAGAATCATGGTTTAATATTATTTCTGGATTGGAGCGGATCATTTAGCAATAGTATTTTTGAAACTATTAAACAATTATTGAATCTGACTATGTTTTGTAAAAAAGTTGGAATTCCATTTGAAGTCTATAGTTTTAATGATTTAACACTGTCTGATAATATAGATAGAAAATACAGAGATTATCAAGATGGTGATTTATTGATAAGTGATTTTGAATTACGTAATTTATTGTCAAGTAAAATGAACAACAGAGAATACGAACAGTCCAGTTATTATCTTTATTGTGTTGGTTCAAGTATTGGTTCCAATACCTATTGCTGGCGATCTAGTCAAAGATTTCCTTATCAATGGGCACTCAGTGGTACACCATTAAATGATGCTATTGTGATAAGTAGGGATATAATTAAAAAGTTTAAGACTGATAATAATATTTCAAAAGTAAATGCAATATATCTAACAGACGGGGCTAGTAATTCTAGTGATTTAATTTGGGATAGTACCAAAGATGGTAATGTCAGAAATGCTGGAATTCGCTATAGTGCGCCATGGTATCATAGAGAAAATCAAGATGATTACAATAATGGATATGTGGTTGACCCAATAACTAAAAAAGAATATGGTATTGATAGTCAGTATGATTTAACAAAAGCATTATTGAAAAGTGTAGGTGATTGTTATGACGTGAATGTAATCGGTTATTATATTGTAAACAATAATAATGATTTCAAATATGCAATCCAAACTCAGATCGATACCAGAGGAATCGATCTCAAAGATGCTACTAAAGTATATAGAAAAGATGGATATATTATGGTAGAACAGTTTGGATATGATCAGTTTTTCCTGATAAGGGGTGGAAAACATCTGGAGATTGAAGGTAGTGAAAAATTCAGTCCAGATGGTGATATGACAAAAGCCAAGTTGACAACAGCATTTAAAAAACATACCAAAGGTAAAGTTACTAATAGAGTAATCTTGAATAAATTTATTGAGGCCATTGCTTAATAATGAATTTTATAGACCTAATGGATGATTTGGAAACAGAAGTGTTTACAATTTTTTGTAAACGTCTACTTCCAATTTTACAAGAAACTACAAAATTGGAATCGAAAATTGTATACAATTTTGTAAACCATGTTGAACCTTTAACCGCATTATTAATTTTACAAAGGTGGGAAAATGAAGAAAAGTATTGAAGAAATTTTAGCTAACTTTTTTGATGACGATTTTGGAGTTGAAATTGTGTTAGCCAATATGTTGACAACAGCAGAATTTTTAGATGAATTAGATGAACCGACAGATGCAGAATTATTAGAAATTGAAAAAGCTCAGGAGCTTACATAAATGAAGCAGAATAAAATTAGAAATAGAAAAAATAGAATTCGTTTACAAAAACATGTACAGAAATTCAAGAAATCACAGAAAAAAGGGAAGGAATAATAATGTCAATTCACATACAACATCCATTTAGAAAGAATGAGCAACAGGATAAAGAACAGAGCAGAAAAGAGTATAAGCGACAGTGGTATCAAAGGAATAAGCAAAAAGTATTGGCTAAGGAAAAAGATCCAGCTAGAATTCAGTATAAAAAAGAGTATTATTTGAAAAACAAAGAAAAAATGATCGCTAGATCAAAGGAACGATATGCAAACAATAGCAGGTGAAGAAAAAGATATTTGGCTAGAGCAGTTTGAAGTTTTAGTCAAAACCAGTACTGGATATGAGATAATGTGTAATGAATTGGAAGAAAAGATAGAAGAGCTAGAGGTTGAAGTTGAAAATTTAAAAGTTGAAGTCGATTTACTACAGCAAGAAAATGAAGATTTAGAAGATGAAAATAATAATTTAAACATACTAATCAAGCATTTAGTAGGGAAAAAAGAGCAGTAATATGGCCATAGTAAAGCAACCAGATTGGGCAGTTGATTTAGATGAATTAGGGTTGATAAGATCTTTAAATTGGTTTAACCTGAATAGAACAACTAGATTTGCAAAAAAAGAATTTGTCAACTATATAAAATCTAACAAACTTTGTGATGATAAATACTTAAAGCAAGACTTTGATTTTGTAGCCACAGATGGATTTGTTTCTAGTTTACTTAGTCAAGGTTTTAGTATTCCGCATAGTTCTTTGATATATTTCAATCGGAATATTCAAGAAACTATTAATAGCATGATAGAAAAATATAATTCCAAGGATAAAACTAGGGCAAAAATTGTTGACAACGGCCCAAAAGTCGATTTGACTTTAGGTTTAGTTGAGCACGAAATCGATGATTTTTTAGAAGATTTTTCCAGTGATTTTAGCATGATAGAGTTTTTAGTCGGCAATAGTGTTGGAGTTAATATTGCTAAAAGGTATGGAAAATTCTATCAGAAATATTTGAATGAAGTATTAGAATCATTTGACAAAAAATGTAGACAACTGAAAGAGGGTTATTCATTCGCTGGAAAGCGCCAATTGAATAAATATGTTAAGTTTCTGGAAAAAGTTATACAGGACTGTGAAACCTACGCCAGCAGTAGACGGAAACCTAGACGAACTTTAGGCAAGAAAATATCTGGACAAAAGTTAGGCAAGAAGTTAGGCAAGAAAATATCTGGACAAAAGTTAGGCAAGAAGTTAGGCAAGAAAAAGTTAGACATAGCTTCTACACAAGCTAATCTGGATTCTAACTTAAAGAGGTTATAAATGCAAATATTAGCTATTGTAGCAGGAATTTTTGGCACCATTGTTGGAGTTGTTACAATGTCAGGATTAGGATTGATTAGTGTTTTCAATCCTGATTATTCAGATGAACTGTTCGATAGACTCAGGGAATGGAGCGAGCGCGACTATTAAAGGGAGAAGTACAGCCATGAGTTTTCAACGTAAAAAAACATTTGATCAAAAAATTCAAGAGGCACCCTTGCCCACTAAAATCAAGCTAAAGGATAGAGGTAAAAAGCGTGTATTGATTAAAGATTTGACACTATGGGAGAAATTTTTAAGGTGGATAAAAAATGAAAAGTAAATTAGTAGCATTAACAGTAGCATTGACAGTTTCGACTGCACCTGCAGTTGGGGCAGAAATGACAGAATCAGATGAAAAGCATTATGCACCTGTAGTTGCACAAGGCCATTTATTTCGACCGTTGGGCTGGAAAGCTCCTGATCGAACTCCAAAATGGAATTTGTTGGGTACAAAAGTAGTAGGAAAAGATGCATTAACAGGAACTTGGGCATATATGTCACGTTCTAATTCACCAGTACGGGGTGGCGCAATAACTGTAATCAAAGAAGGAGTAGAATTCGCAGGGAGTGTAGTTACAGAAATTACCAATAGAAAAGTAGTATTGGAAAATGGAGATATTTATGAGCAAAAAGCAGTTGAATTTTTGGGGGATGAAAAGGGAACAACTAGAGGTTCTAGTGAAAGAACTTCAAGCCGAGCTGGACGCAGTCAAGATACGGTACGCCAAAGTGGTCAATCTGAACGTACAAATCGTAGAACAGCTGAAACGTCAGGTAGAAATGGCCGACGAAATGCGTCGTCTGCTCAAAGAGAAAGATGGCAGGAAAGAGCGAGACAATTTGAAAGTGCCTCGCCAGAAGAGCGGTTACGCATGATTGAGCAATTTCGCAGTCAACGTGGTGGCCGTAGAGGTAGGTAAAAAAGAGGTTTGTTATGGATGTAGTAGTTATAGTTGCCTGTGTATTTTGGGCAATTGGATTAACTTGGGGCGCCGTTATGATTTATAAATCTGTTAAATCAGGAAATGATGGTAGGTTTGATTAAAGCATTATTACAAGGTTCCTCAACTGTATTGTTATTACTCTCTGTGAGTTGTGGAACTGAATATGATAAGGGTTGGGCATGGGGAGTGGTGACGGAAGATGGAATGGAATCTACTAAACTAATTTGGAAGAATAAAGAAGTCAGAGTGGACAGTGTGGAAAAAACAGCATATGGTGATGATATACTAATTCCTGATAATGCACATGCATTATGTAAGAATAAGCATTATCATGATCCTTATACTAAGATTGAATATTGTTTACCAGAAAATTTTAACAATATTAATAAATTGCATTTATATCGAGTACAATAGATTTTTTTATATCACCTATAGTATGGTGTAAAATATTTTAGATACTATAAGCTAGGTTGAAACTAGCATACATCCGCATGAGGATGAAAAGGAGGGGCTGTATGATTGGCGTAAGTAATAAGAACTCTGTGTTGTTCAATCATGGTAAAGCCGAGGTATATAACAATACTTGCATCCCTTGTATAAAATACAAGGATAATGCATTTATATGGTATATACAAGACATAAGCTTGTGAAAATTAAAGAAATAGTAGCCGAAAAGAAAGAATGGGTTAAGAGGTACAATGATCATCCTTATGATTATTGGAAACTAAGGTGGGATTATTTATGTAGAAGATTGAATAATTATACTGACATGGAAAGACAGTTACGACAAAGAGACGCTTATTATCCAAGGAAAGAAAATGACGCTTAAAGAAATGCTAATGACAGATCAAAGTGTTGAAATTAATTTTTCTGTTTTACGTAAAATTATTAAAATGAAAAGAGAGCGATTGATACTTGATTTGGTTCATAAAAAAATGAAAGATGATATGAATAGTAAAATTTATGAAGCAACTGATTACTTGAATCCATTATCGAATAGAGATTTGAAAAAACTTTATTTGATAAATATTGCTTCAGGTACGAAATGGATGAAATTAGCCTTGACAAAGGCTAGCTGAATATGGTATAATATAGGTGTTATTATGAAAAAGATTAAACGCAAGAAGATGATTAAGAAGTTGACCGACAAGCATTATGATTATATTGATCGTGAAAGCCAGATTAAATATATAATAAGTAAGTATTATGAAAACATGGCTAAAAAAGATCTAGCTAAATGCTACAAAGAAAACATTGGGCCAATGCATTGGCCCGATATTTTTGTTATCCATAAAGGTAGGTACGTTGAATTTATGGTTAATCCAGAGAAAGAAAGAGAAAATCCAAATCAGCTTAAGCTGTTTTAAGCAAAATGAAAAAGTTTGTTTGGCCTAAGGTTTATATATTTTTAAGTTTATTTATTTTGGTATTTGTTGTAGTACCAATAGCATTTATAGTGGGGATTTTATTATGGCTGATAGTGTAGACATAACTAATCGAGTATACGTAGAACTCTTGGAGAAAAGAATTGTTAAATATGGAGCTCGGGTTGATGAATTAGAAAAAGAAAATAAATCATTAAAGCAGGAAATTGAAGTTATTAATCATAATCATGATTTGACAGTAAAATGGGCTAAAGGAGAACTCTGTAATTGAAGGAAAAGAAATTCCCTACTTTATACAAAGTAGATATTAAGGGAAAAATCAGGCATTGGACAGTGGCTACAAAGGGTGCATCTTTTTATACTGAAGCTGGGTTATTAGGCGATGAATATAAAGTGATGAAATCCAAAGCTACAAAAACAGTAGAAAAAAATGTAGACAAGAAAAATTATGTTTCAGCTGAAGATCAGGCTGAAGAAGAAGCCATGAGAAAATGGATAGCTAGAAAAACCGAAGGATTTTATGGCACTATTGAAGAAGCAGTAAAGGCAAATAATAAAAAACCATATTTTGCTCCAATGCTAGCTGAAAAGTATACTGAAAAATTAGTTAAAGATAATTTTCCTTTGATGGTACAGCCTAAATTGGATGGGATAAGATGTATCGTACAAAAAGAAAATGATAAGCTTGTAGCACGTTCCCGCAATGGTAAAGAATTTGATACACTGAAATTGATTTTAGATGATTTGATTCCATTGTTTGATAAATATCCTAATTTGATATTAGATGGTGAATTGTACAATCATGATTGGAAAGACGATTTCAATAAAATCATCTCATTAGTCAGAAAGAAAAAGCCTGCTAATATGAGCAAAGCTTGGATGGATATATTAGAAGAAACCAAGGAGAAAATTCTATATTGGGTATATGATGTACCACAGGTAAATGGCCCTGAAGATATGGATATTCCTTATTATGAAAGAACTTCTGAATTTATATATAAACTTAAAGAAACAGAACTATGGCCTGATTGTGTCCGTCAGATTCAGACATGGTGGTGTGGGAAATTTGACATGATATCTCAGTTGTATAATACTCATGTCAGTCATGGATACGAAGGTTCAATGATTCGCCTAAATAAAGGATATGAATCTAAACGATCAAAATCGTTGCTTAAGTATAAAGAATTTTCCGATGCTGAATATTTAGTTATTGATATAGATGAAGGCAGTGGCAATCGTACTGGTACTGCTAAGCATTTAGTATGTAAGGATGAAGAAACTGGTAAAATTTTCAATAGTAATATTAAAGGTAATTTTAAATGGTATAAAGAATTACTTGATAATAAATATGATTATATAGGCAAAATGGTCACGGTGCAATTTTCAAATTTGACACCAGATGGTATACCAAGATTTCCATTTGCTACTACTTTTAGGGATTATGAATAGTGGATGTAACATTAATTGATAAAATGGGCACTGATCTAACAGTGGTCAATGCAGCGAGGGTGAGTTTTGGTAAAAAGAAAACTAAATTTAGTAAACAAGATGAGAAGCTTATCCAGTATCTTGCTGGGCATAATCATTGGACTCCTTTTGGCCATTGCAGTTTGCAGTTTCACATTGTGGCTCCGATTTTTGTTGCTAGGCAACTGGTAAAACATCAGGTGGGCTTGGTATGGAATGAAATTTCTAGGAGATATGTTGATAGTGAACCAGAATTTTATCATCCAGAGGAATGGCGATTGTCAGCTGAGAATAAAAAGCAAGGTAGCAGTGATGAAATATGGAAAAGTTCAGATGAACATAATGTATTGAATGATCCTTCTGTTGGTTATCAATATATATGCAATTCAGCCAAGAAGCAGTATAATTATTTGATTAAAGAATTGAATATTTGTCCAGAGCAGGCTCGGATGGTATTACCACAAAGCATGATGACAGAGTGGTATTGGTCAGGCACATTGATGGCATTTGCCAGAGTTTGTGGACTGAGATGCAAGCCAGATGCACAAAGGGAAACTAGGCTTGTAGCAGATAAAATTGATGCTATAGGTAAAGAAGAATTTCCTGTTTCTTGGAGTGCATTAAGAGAATGATAAATAATAGTATAAAGGAAAGATAAAATATGGCTGTATATAGTGGCCCAAAAGTTACCACAGATGGACTGATACTGCACTTGGATAAGTACAATGAAGAAAGTTATCAAGGTGAGCCGTCTACTAACCTTGTATATTATACTGGTTTGGATACTGGTTGGTCAAAAGGTTATAATACGAATATTGTGTGGAATGATATTGACCCACCAGATGGAATAGATTCTCCTGTTGTAGGGTTTAATGATGCAGGATATCCATCTAGTGAAGATGGTGCTGGTTATTGGTACTCATATGGTGATTATTGTCCGCAAGACCCTAGTACACAATATTCCATTTCATTGTATGTTAAAACAGATGTTACTAGTACTGTAACTGTGCATACTTATACTGCTGATAATAGTGAGGCGGGGAGATATTGGAGTAATGCACAAACTCTAACAGCGAGTGATGGATGGAAGCGTTTAGAATGGAATTTTACAAGTGCAAGTAATGCAGAATCAGACAGTTTAAGTTTTTGGTGGTCAGGAGTGACAGAAAAATTATGGCTTTGCGCCCCACAAATGGAAGCAAACCCACATGCCACAAAATACATAAAATCTAATGACAATGGTACTACCACCACTCGTAGTGCCACTGATGGCTGGCGTGATTTAAGTGGGAATAACAATCATGCAGATTTGACATCTTTAACATATAGTGCAACAAAAGTTCCAGGCACACTTGTCAATGATTTTAGTTTTGATGGTACTAATGATAAGGCTGTAATATCTCCATATATAACTTATAGTGATGGACAATCATGGACATTTACTGCTTGGGCTTATTGTACAAGTGGTGATTCAAATCCTACTTGGGAAGCTTTAACAGGTAGTGATTCAGCAGATGGATTTATTATGCTTCATTCAGATTTCAGAATATACTTTAGGGGCAATAGTGGAGATCAAATATATTCCGATGCAATGTCTTCAAATTATGCTAATAGATGGGTTAATATAGTTGTTAGATCAGATGGTACAAATATCCATTTTTATGTTAATGGAGTAAGTCATGGTGGGGGATCTAACGATACTTGGATGAGGTTTAACCATATTGGTATGGGGCAATCAAATAGATGGTTCCAAGGAAAAATTTCTAATTATATGGTATATAATAGGAATTTATCAGCCACAGAAATATTACAAAACTACAATGCACATAAGGGAAGGTTCGGACTTTAATGGCAGGTAGATACGGCCCAAATATTATTACTGATAATTTAGATTTTTATTTTGATGCAGGTAATAAGGAGAGTTATCCTCAAACTGGTACTGCTTGGAGTGATTTAATAGGTAATGCTATTGATGGAACTCTTTACGATTCAACTTTTGCTAGTGAAAATACTAAAAATTCTGTTTCTGGTGGTACAATAACTAATGATGGAGAATATATAATCCATACTTTTACTAGTACTGGATCTACAAATTTTGTCACTGATGTCGCTTTAACTGCTGATGTTTTAATTGTTGGTGGTGGTGGAAGTGGTGGCTACGCCCTAGGCGGAGGTGGCGGTGGGGGTGGTGTTGTGCATTTGCAAGGATTATCTGTTGCTGCTGGAACTTATTCAATGGTTGTTGGGGCTGGTGGTACTGGCGGATCATCTGATAGTGATGGTTCAAATTCTGCTGCGTTTAGTTCTACAGCTTATGGTGGTGGTTCGGGGGGTGGATATTCAACTGACGCTGGCAATAATGGT